AGGAAATAGTTAGTGAAGCATGTGAAGGGTTAACTGCAACTGAAACTGCAAAAGTAACTGAATTGTCAGAAGCTATTGAAGCTGATGATAACGAAGCTTTTGCTGCTAAAGTAGCTACAATTAAGGAATCTTACCTTAATAAAGATGCCGCGGTAGAGACATCAGAAGTTGATGGCATTACTGAGGATTCACAAGAAGAAAAACCAGCTGTTTCTGCTCAAATGCAGAAATACTTGGACGCAATGGCGCGAACTTAATCCCATTTATAGGAGAATATAAAAATGGAAATTAATCAACAAATGCTACAGGAAAAATGGGCTCCTGTCCTTGATTCAGAAGCTAACGGTGGTCAGATAAAAGACGCGCACAAGCGTGCAGTTACTGCTGTTGTTCTTGAAAACATGGAAAAGGCACAAGCACAAGAAAGTGCACAAATAAACGAGGTAGCGGCCAACGCTTCCCACGCACCGGCAGGTTCAAATGTCGATGGTTGGGACCCTGTCCTCATTTCATTAGTTAGACGTGCTACTCCAGCACTTCTTGCATTCGATTTAGTTGGCGTACAGCCAATGACTGGTCCTACTGGTCTAATCTTTGCAATGAAGAGCAAGTATAGCACACAAGGCGGTACTGAAGCGTTATTCGACGAAGCAGATACTGGATTCTCGGGTACAGCAAATGCATCAGAACTTGATACAAATAACCCATTTGCTGGTGATACAGCTACTGTAGGCGGCGCAGCTGCTCCAGTAGACGATGACGATACAGTTGATGACTATACTCCAGGTTCTGCAATGACTACAGCAACTGCTGAAGCATTGGGTAACACTGGTAATGCTTTCGGCGAAATGGCTTTCTCAATTGATAAGACTACTGTGACTGCAAAGTCTCGTGCTCTTAAAGCTCAATACACAATTGAATTAGCTCAAGACCTTAAAGCAGTACATGGTCTTTCTGCGGAAACTGAACTTGCGAACATCCTTTCAACTGAAATTTTGGCTGAAATGAATCGTGAAATCATCCGTAATATTAACCTTAAGTCTGTAACTTCAACAGTTGCAGCAGACGGTCAATTAGACATTACAGCTACGGCTGATAATGGTGGCGGTCGTTGGTTAATTGAAAGAATCAAAGGTATGGTTTTTGCTATGGAAAAAGAAGCTAATATCATTGCTACGTCAACTCGTCGTGGTAAAGGTAACTGGGCTATCGTATCTCATGGTGTTGCAGCAGCATTAAATGCAGCTGGCATGATGGATACTGGTTTAGGCCTAAGTGGTCCTAATAGCTTTGATTCAGATGCTACAGGTTCATTACTTGCAGGTACTATGACTGGCGGTATGAAAGTGTATATCGATCCATATGCAGGCGTAGACTACTTTACAGTTGGTTATAAGGGTTCTAATCCTTATGACGCTGGTATGTTCTATTGCCCATATGTTCCATTAAGCATGATGAAGACTATTGGCGAAAATGACTTCCAACCAAAAATTGGATTTAAGACTCGTTATGGTCTTGCTGACAACCCATTTGTTACAGCGGGTGTTGGAGCTAACGTATACTACAGAAAACGTCAGATTATGAATCTGTAATTTTCTAAATATACATCTAAACGGGGCGAAAGCCCCGTTTTTTTTCGTATAAATAACTATATGCCAAACTTTTTAAATCCATCGTCGTTTGTTTTAACATTAGATAGCCAAGCCTATTCTGGTGCAGAATTTACTATTCAAACAATGGTCTTACCAGATGTAACTACTGAAGGTGCTATATTAAATTATAAATCAATTGATGTTGGAAGGGCTGGAGATAAACTAGCATTTGGTTCATTTGAAATATCATATCTTATTGATGAAGATCTTTTAAATTATAAAGAAATTTTTGATTGGATGAAAGCAAATGTAGAAGCAAATCATTCAACGACAACAAGTTCAGACCATTATAGAGATATGACACTTACTGTTATGAACTCAGCTAATAACGTCACAAAACAAATCAAATTTGTAGATGCTTACCCGACAAGTATTTCATCTCTACCATTTGATATCACAACAACTGATGTAGAATATCTTACTGCGGTTGTTACATTCGATTATTCCTATTACCAATTCATTTAAGCTGTTTACTTTTACTATATTATATGATATAATATAACTATTATAGATATAACTAGATATTATGAATATTGAAGAAGTACTAAAAATGTGGAAGGAAGATTCCATAATAGATGATTTGAAGTTGGATGATACCACTATCAAAACAGCACGTTTACACAGTAAGTATCTTGAATTACTTACAATTACTCGTATGCGTAGAAAGAAAAAAGATTTAGATTATAAAACATTATTGAAAGATAAATGGTTATATTATAATGGTAAGCTGAGTCAAGGTGAAATGGATATGAAAGGTTGGGAATATGACCCATTTGGTGGATTAAATAAGCCATTGAAAGGTGATATGAATTATTATTATGACTCAGATACTGATATCCAAAAGGCTCAAGCAGCATTAGAATATGATAAGGTTCTTATCGAAACACTGGAGGAAATTATGAATACTATAAGATGGCGACACCAAAATATTGGTAACATAATTAAATGGCGGAGTTTCGAGGCTGGTGTTTAGCAGAAAAACATTAGAGCTCTTACTTACGAATTACATTAATATAAACAATGGATTAAGAACACCTTGTGCTGAAAAACAAAAATTTGAAAAGCTTATAAAAGAAACAGAAGCATTACTTAAATCAAAACCTTTAGATGTAATCTATCCAGATGGAATGACTGCATTAGAATATGCACATAAACTAGCTAAGGAAGCAAATGATCGCATGCATATGTCGTAATATAAGTGAGAATAAATATAAAGATAAGCAGTCTTTATATAAAAGATTAATACAAAATGATAAACAATGTTGCAAGTGTTTAAATAGATATGGAATTGATAACTGTAAAGGTAAAAGACAACGCATTCATATACGTTGATTGCGAAGATAAAGGTATCATACAAGAACTAGCAGAATATTTTACATTCTATGTTCCTGGCTATAAGTTCATGCCTCAATTTAAAAATAAATTATGGGACGGAAAAATTCGCCTCTTTAATTTACGTGACCAATCTTTATATGCTGGATTATTTAAATATATAAAATTATTTTGTAGGGAAAGAGATATAGAACTTGTATCTGTATTAAGAGAACCACCAAGCAAATATAATTTACCTGGAATGGATTACCCTGCTCCATTAGATTGGATTAAATGCGCAGCCCCATTAAATCTACCATTTGAACCAAGAGATTACCAGTTAGAAGCTGTTGAACATGGATTAAGAACTCGATCAGGATTATTAGTATCTCCTACAGCATCAGGCAAATCATTAATAATATATCTCCTTATGAGATATTTTCTAATGACTAATGAAGATAAATGTTTAATAATTGTACCTACCACTTCCCTTGTTAAACAAATGTTCACAGACTTTTGTAAGTATTCAGAATATGATGAACGTTGGTTTCCAACTGAAGATTGTCACGAAATTATGGCGGGACTTGATAAAGGCCATAAGACTAAAAGAGTTTATATATCTACTTGGCAATCAATATATAAAATGCAAAAGGGATATTTTGAACAGTTTGGTATGGTTGTGGGTGATGAAGCACATAACTTTAAAGCTAAATCATTAACAAGTATATTAACCAAATGTACTGAAGCAAGATATAGATTTGGATTAACAGGTACATTAGATGGTACACAAACTCATAAGCTTGTATTAGAAGGATTATTTGGTCCACATAAACATATCACTACTTCTAAAACTTTAATGGACCGAGGCGATCTTGCTAATTTAAATATTGATATATTACTTTTAAAATATAAAGATGAATATTGTAAAGAAGTAAGTAAAATGAAATACCAAGATGAAGTGGATTGGTTAGTTACATCATCTAAACGAAATAACTTTATAAAGAATTTAGCTCTAGACCTTAAAGGTAATACATTAATTTTATTCCCATTTG